TCCATCAGTCGGTCCACCGGATGTTTCTCATCCCATATCCATTTGGATGAAAGCCTTTCTTCTAAAGGTAAACCTTTAGGATTCCAGCCTAATCCTCCTAGAAAATCAGGAACTAATGAGATTTCTTTAAGAACTCTCACCTGACGGGGTCTAAACAAACGGATGGATTGATGACCAAGTATTTTCGCAAGATCGATAAAAGAGTCATCAGAGATGTCTCTCCATTTATATTGCGGAATAACAATATCTTTTCCAATAAGTTTTCCACCAAACTCAGAGAGTTTTGTAGAAGAAATACACTTATGGTAGGATATTGGGCTTTGGATAAAACTCATAAAAGAGTAATAATCTTCAGCCAACTTGTCATCAAGGATTACAACATCATCACCTAATACAAAGAACTCATTATTAAATGACTTACCAAGTAAGCCTAATAATAAGTGGCCATGAGTAAGTGCAAAAGCAGCGAAACTAGGATTCAACCCTAAGGGTTGTCCTCTAGTCCACTGAACTTGACCTACCTTGGGAAATTCCCAAGAAGCCTGTGATAATTCAGAAAATATATCAATATCTTCTTTATTACACATCAAACGTAGAAGGTGTTCCTGAGTGGATAACGGAAAATAATCCGTTGCTCCAGTAAGGTCGATGCTGTGAACCATCTTACCCTGGGCTAACCTTTCCTGTATAATAGGGAAGGCCTTTGATTGGTCATGAGTACAGTCCCATTCAGAATTTTTGTTAAAAGAATCTAACGAAGACTGAAGGGGTTTCAGAACACATTGAAAAATGCGTCCTGGATTGGATACATATCGAAGCTTGTATCCAGGTTCCTGTATTAGACTAATCTTGCCAGCAAGGAGTGAGCCATTTGAGTGCAATTCAGTTGGATAACCATCTGGATGCATAAAATGACCAAAACCGTTAAATAATCTCTCTTCGATATTCGTTAAGACATAACGATAATGAGAGTTATAAAAACGATTTAAGTGGGCAATGCCTTCAGTAGTGTCATATAAATATGATATACTGTCAACAATGCCTTCTTTCTCTTTAACAGTTCTTCCAGGAAGAGGTGCTCTTTTTGTAACAGAAGAGCTAGGTATCATCATCTCCAAAGGAGATGGTTTACCTATATTACCAATTCTTGGTGATCCATTAAGGAGCCACCCCTTGTGAACAATCTGATTAGCTAAATCAGATTGTTCAGGTGTCAAAGGAATAGATTGTATTGCAGTTAAGGCTTTATCTTTTTGTTTCTCGGTTAAACCGGGAGCATAAAATAAAGTATAACATTGCAATAGCTGAAGACATTTAGAAAAGTTTCTGTCAGACTTCAACATGAACCTTTCAATGTCTCCCAAAAAGCCTGAAAAACAACCAGACCTTTTTGAACGACCAATCCATATAGATACAGGTTGCAAACCTGCTTTCTTCTGGATTAGATCAAGCTTGATCGCTTTAAGACGATCAACAGTCCATTCCTCTCCAGAGGAGATATACCATCTAATAACCGCAGAGCGGAAAGGAGATGATAATCTCTTCGGGATACCTAAGGCACTAGATCTCTGAGTGATAACCTGCTGAAGCGTAGTCCGTGAAACTTTACGGATTTCCATACAATGCTCCTTTTAAGGATATATTGTGCTTCACAGATGTCGCACAGACAATCTGGAGAGTAGTTAAAGCCCCACGTAAGAATTTTACATTATTGATTAAAATAGGATATGATATCAAACTCTGCTTTAGTACAATTGTTCCTAGACCAACAATTCTGTAGTCTCTGAAATTCAGGCTCTGAAATATGGCTATGATCAAGATCTACCATTGTCAATTCCATTATGGAATCGATAGGACCTGAAACTTTAGGATCTCTTGGGCAATGCCCAGGTTCTCTATTGTCTCTTACCACACTATCCTTTAGGATATTGGTATGGTATACTAAGATCTCACCATTTAACTTTGTCTGATTAACAGTTTCTTTAGAAAGGTTAATCAAGTTACGTTTGTGACTTCTGCTTCGTTTCATACATAAACTCCTTAATCAAAT